TATACTTAAAATCTTTAACATAAACATTGTCTTTTACACCTTCAGGACCAGCAGATGGACCAGGACCAAATGTTGCTCCAGGACCTTCACTTACTTTTTTGTATCCAGCTTGTGTATAAGCTCCATAAGTTGATTTACGTGGAGAGGGACCTGTATGATTTTCACCTTCACCACCGGAAACAAATCCTGAATCTGAAGCTATTGCTGACATTTCGTCTAATTGACCTTTAACTGCTTCATATTGGTCAGGATAATATTTACGAAGATAAGTTCTATAATTATTAAAAGCATCTTTTACTTTAACTAAAGTATCATTTACTACTTTATCATTTTTACCTTCAGGTGAAGTTAATAAATTTTTAAATGCTTGTATTGCTTGATTTAGTTTAGTAAAACTTTCAGTAAAAGAAGCTAATTTAATTATTTTATGACCAATAGAACCTGTTTCTTTATCAATTGAAGAAGTTTTAAAATAAGTATCTAAATTTTTAGAAAAAAAGTCATTTACCATATCAACCGGACCATATTGAGCTTCTAGTCTTTTGATTAAGGCAGGGTCAACATCCTTTGGTTTAAGGGTGACACGTTCTTCTTCTTTTAATTTAAATTTAAATTTACCCATTAGCTTTTACAAGTTCTTCTAAAAGTTCATAATATTGTAATAAGTTTACTAAATCATCATTACCAACATTAGATGTTTTACCTAATGGAGTTAATAAATTAGTAACTTCATTTAATTTGATTTGAATAACTTTTTCAGTAACTTTTTTAGATATTGTATTTAATTCTTCTTTAATTTCTGTAACTTTAGTATTATAAAATTCTCTTAATTTTGGAGTTGAATCAACCGAACTAATAAATTCTTTTAATACTAATTTTTGATTATCATTTAATGATGCATATTTACCATTAAATTTCTCTAACATTACTTTGTAAGTTAAAATACGTAAATCTTTATCATATGACTTAAACTCAGTTAATAAATCTTCTTCAACTTTTTGTTTGTTAACTTGTTTAGTTGTTAATCCTTCTAAAATTGCAATTTTATTTGAAATTATTTGGTCAGGATTAGATAAATTCTCACTGTTATATATCTCTATTAACGTATATAATGCTGCGTGAGTTTTATAACTAGGTAGTTTGTATTTAAAAAATTCCTCTAAGTTATAATGTTTAGAAATTTCTTGAATTAAATTATATTTTTGTCTTTTTAAAGCTCCTCTGTTTAAGTTTTTAGAAGACTCAATAACTGAATTGATTACAACTTCTGCTTTTCCTTCTGTTAAATTTTTATGTTTAGTAAGAGTTTCATACAGTTTATATTCTCTTCCTAGTTCTGTTTTTACAAAATATTTTTTTAGAATATTAGTTGCTTTAGAATCTTTACCCGATAAGGTATCAGCCGTTATTTGTCTTACTAAAAGCTCAAACAAGATTCCTGTATTTTTATACTTAGAATGTTTAATGTTCATTCCCAAAGATTTTGTTATAAATATATAAAGATTTTTATTCCTTTAACTTACTTTCATCTAATAGTGATTCTCCCATAGTATTTACTTCAGGAGTTATTTTTTTCACTAATCCTTCAATTAAAGATTTATTCTTTAAGTATATTTGTTTTGCCTCTAAAGCCAATGGTGAATTACCTTTAAATTCTGGTTTGATTCCTCCTTGTTCATTTTCGTTATCTTTATCATTCATGCCCTTAGCACCCAATCTATCTTTACCAAAATTATCATCTTGAGTATTACGATCGGTTGATTTTTCTTCAGGACGACCTAACTTTAAATCATCACCATATCCTACAGGTACATTTTCTGGTTGGTCATACATTCTTCCTTTACCATATAGTGATGCTAAATCGTGAGGTGTACCATATGATTTACCTGTTACTTTAGGGTCATTACCTTCTTCAGAAATTTGTTTTTGTCTAAAGGCACGTTTTTGGTCTTCAACAATTAAATCTCTATACTCATCATATTGATCCTCACTAAAGTGGAATATATTATCATAAATCCAATCAGAAGGTAATATTTTAAGATCCATAATCTTTTGAGCCAAGTCTACCTTTTGAGTTAATAAGGCAATTTTTTCTTGGTCATAGATAATTGAAGGTGTAGTTAATTCTAATTCAAAATTAGTTAATTGCTCACCTGTATAACCTTGAGTATATAAATGTACTAAAGCAATTTTATATAATTCAGATAATACAATACGTTGGATTCTATTAATTGTACGAGCAAAACGAATATCTTCTGCTGCTAATGTTGCTTTACCTGTTAAATCCTTTTCATAACCCATAAATGCTTTAGGTACTTTAAGGGCAGCAAATAATTTATCACGTAAATAAGTAACATCTTGAATACCATCATATTGTAAACCAGGAGCAGTTTCGATTTTAGTAGTAGTATCATTACCTCTCATTGGAATATAAAAATCTTCCAATAAGTTTTGCATATTGTATTTTAAATTATATTCTCCAGTATTACTATCCATTAATGGAGTACGCTTCATTGTAGAAATAGTTTTCTGCATGAAGTTTTCTACCTCATTTGGAGGAATAGAACCAACGTTAATGTAAAATATACGACGATCTGGTGAGCGTGAGATTCTATGAATTAACATAGCATCCTCCATCAACACGTATTGTTTAAAAATACGACGAGCTGGTTCCAAGTATGAACGACCATAGGGAAGATAATTAACATCTGTTAACAATCTAAAATGAGCCATTTCGTAATTGTCAAAATAAATACCTGGTTGGTTATCAAATGTTCCTAAATTAGGGGTACCATAATAACCAGAACCACCCGCAAAAATACCTTCAGGTGAATATTTAAATCTTACTGCATTTGGATGTTCTTTATCATAATTTTCTTGTCTTTCAATATGGTAAGCTGTGTAAGGAATTACATTATAAACACCAAATTTTTCAGCAATTTCCATTTTAAGGAAAAAATCACCATATTTACACATTTGACGAATCCAAGACCATAAATTAAATTCAACGTTTAATACATCATAAAATAAGTTATATAATATTTGTTGAACATCATCATCACTTGATTTAATATGAAGTACCTCACCCATGTCATTTTTTAAAGTACATTCATCAGAAATAATATCAAGAGCAGAAGCTACAATAGCATCATAATCCATATTATCATAGTCTGAATAAACCATAGTACGTAAGTACTGCCAGTTTATATTAATTTGGGAACCTAATAAAGATGTTGTTGCTGGTGAATATAATCTGTTGTATCTATCCATTAAGGAGTTTGTTGCTATATCTCCTGATTGTTGGATAGAATCAACATCCATTACTTTTAATTCTGAACCACCCTGATTTCTGATGATAACATCAGTTGAAAACAATCGTTTTAATCGGGTGAATAAACTAGTATCTGCCATTTATGTATTTTTTTATAGTTATAAATATTATAATAGCCATTTAATGTCCTCTTGTCCATGATCTGTTTGAATAGAATATGGGTTTTTAGGTTTATTACTACTATATCCTCCAAGATAATTAGTTTTACCCATACTTCCAAGCGTAGCTCGAGTCATGTCATGAGATTGTTGTTGAAATTTTAAAGATGTGTCTCTTAAATACATTCCAATACCAAAACTCATTACTAAATCATCATTATAACCAGTTTGAGCTTCGGGTCTACCATTTTTCCAAACAAATACTTTCATTTCTTCTAATAATCGTTTTGAACGTATTGTTACAGAACGATCACCAACATATTCTCTAAATTTGTTTACTACTAATGGTCTTGTTCTTAAAGACATTGTAAATCCAGGTGTCATATCAGAACTGCCTTCAAATACTCTTAAGTATGATTCGGCTGTTAATTGGTCTGATTTTGGAGAATGATATAAATTACGATAACCTCTTTCAATAATAGCATCTAATGTTGCCCAACCAATTGAGGCATTTTCAACTACTAACATCGCATTATTATATTCAGATCCTAAACCTACTAAAAAATATCCAAATTCTTTAGGTGGTAATTGTCCTTTATATTCAGCAACCTGTGTATTAGTTGCTATATCAATAACGTGGGCTGCTGAAGAGTCTTTACCATCACCTCTAGCTACGTCAGCTACTATCATATACTCACGTGTATAATCTGCTGGTTCCCAAATC